TTTGCGCTCCAAAATATAGATTTTGCCCGTGCAGTTTCCTGCTTTAACCAACCTCTAACTGCTGGTATATCCTCTTTTTCAGGACGATAATATCCATTTCCGTCCTGTGCATTAAGTATGCAGGTTTCCCGTCTGGCTTGTGATATGAGCTCTCTGACGGTTCTATCTGGTAAGCCAATTTTCCTACACAGTTCGGCTCTTGTGACGGCGTTTTCACGTCCTTTTGGTATGTAATCAATAATATTCATAGTATCACTTCCTGCGCTTTTGTATTCACGGGATAAACGCTAACCCTCAGTTAAAAGGCAAGTCCCCGTCGTCCATGATTTCCTCAAATCCTCCGTTTTCAGGTGTATACTGTACATCAGCACTACCCGTCTTTTCCTGCTTGCTATCTGCAAAGTCCACTTTTTCCGCTAAAACTTCAAACGCTTTTCGTTTATTGCCGTCTTTGTCTGTGTAGCTTCTGGTTTGGATAGCTCCTTGAACGGCTATTTTTCTGCCCTTTTTAAAGTATTTGCAGATAAACTCTGCTGTACCTCTCCACGCTACAATGTCGATAAAATCCGCTTGTCTTTCTTCTCCTGCCTTTTGGTAAGGACGGTCAACAGCGATACTAAATCCTGTTACCGCATTGTCATTTTGTGTATGCTTTAGCTCTGGGTCAGCTGTCAAACGGCCAATTAAAACAACAGTATTCATGTCTACCCCCTGTATTCTCTATCAATCTGATTTTCTAAAACTTTGATTTGCAGCTTGTAAACGTTGCATGCTTCCAAAGCTGCCTTATATGACGTTTCCGCTACATCTCGGTTGAATTTTAGCCCTGCGATTTCCGCGTTTCCTCTGCATATATCACTGATTATCGTTACGGGAGTGCCTTTGTCTCTCTCTTCCAGTATCTTTTTTGCAAGAGACACCCTGTAATCTTGCTCTGCTTTTGCGTAAGCCCTGCCCCGATTACCCAGCTGCTGCAAGGCACTGTCTAACAAAGATACTTTTGCGGATAACTCCTGCATAAGCTCAACGCCACTCATAGGTAGTTCCTCCCAAACTCCCATAAAAAATCTTTCTCAGGATACATTCCCATAAAAGCCCTTTGTCCTATTTGCTTCAACCAAACATTCAGTGCTTTTGAGTGATGAACTCCCGGGTCTCCCGGGACATTTTCGTTATGGTGCTTGTGACATAAGTACACTTTTAACCCGTACTTTTCACTTTTTCCGCGATTACTAGCTCCAAAAATATGATGTTCTTCAAGACTTGCAGTTGTACCACAGATATAACAAACTTTATCTTTCTGTATGATAGACTTGCTCAACCTTTCCTCTCCTTTGCAATAGCTTCTTTCTTATTTTCCAAAGCCTTTATATATGGAGTGAACTGCTCCAAAGTGATTTCATCTATAGAGTGTGGTGCGGTATCAGGATATTTCTTTTGGAAATATTTTAGAGTGCTTTCTATATCGCTTCCGACTACTGACAGAGAATCCAAAAGTACTTTTTTCTTTATATCGTCTATGTACTCGACTTTTTGCTCTCGGCTGAATCGGTCGTCTAACTCTGCGCTCGATTCCTTTTCAGGGTCTTCACCTGTAGGAATCGCAAAGGTGCGCAAAAGAAGATACTTGTATGCATAAGTCATGGCTTTACCCACACCTTTATCTTGCGTATCTACACCTGTACCACTGGACATAGCTTCTATATAGTCGTTTTCATTCTCTATGTTTTGGATGCGGTATGTGACATCTACCGTAGTCAAAACGCCGTCTTTTCTATGCTCTTGCTTTACCGGTACTATAACAATACCGTGAGTAATTAGACTTTTTCTGATTGTCGTTGTGACTTTTTCCTCCGAAATCGCTCGGTATTTCGTCTTGCCAAACTCGATTTGGTCGTCTTTTGCAAGGTACTGTACATCCTGCATTACAGCAGATATGCGTTGAAATATATTTTTACCACTCATGTCATTTCACCTGCAAATTCATACTCCGTTTAAGCTCTGCGCCTTCAAGCTCTTTTCCTTCTTTTATCATCTTTGTAACATCTGCTTTTGGAATTTTTATTGTGGTTTCCGTAATACATAAATCTGGATACTGCTCTTTGAACGCTTCTTCATCAGCTATGTACAAAGATGTTGATTTTCTGAAAGAAATAGCATTTCTTGGCGTTTCCAATCTCTCCATACCGATAGCCTGCATGGAGCAAGACAAATAATGTTTCAGGCTATCAATCTGCGCTTTTTTTGACTTCATACGCTTATCCAAAGCATCTTTTTCCGCTTTTATCGCAAGCATTTCAGCCTCTTGGTTTTTTATCATACATGCGATATTATCTGCTTTTTCATTAAATTCTCCCTTGATACCCTCTAATGTATCTGCGACAGCTTCAATCGGGATTTCTTCATCCTCAACTGCCTGTAAAAATTGATTATATTCGTTACTGATTTCGTATAGCTTCATTTGTCTAAGTCAATCCTCCACTCATACTGATAAAATTCAACGCCTTTATATATAAAAAACTTCTTATAAGGATACATCCAGTCATCTTGCTCTACTGTGACTATCACCGCCCCCACGGCACTAGCTAAAACTTCGATACGGTCCGTAACCTGCACACCGCCATTAAAAATTGGATACAGATTGGCTTTGCATTCTTGCTGTAGTGCTGTATACCCTTTGTATAGCTTCACCAAGTCTTCTACATCATCAACAGTATTTTGCTTATCGTCTGCAAAAGCAGGATGATTTCTAGCCTTCATTTGACATATACACTCCTTTTACACTTCATTTCCCCAGCAGTCCCAACCTTCTACTTGCTGGCGAGCAAATAGCTCTATTTTAGGCAAATTCCCCACTAACTCGACAATTTTGTCTCTTACGATGTCGGGCTTTTTTGAGTGATTTTCCGCCGGAGACATCACAACTTGATGCACAGCGTGACTTTTCACCAGAGATTTTGCTTTTGTTTTCTTGCTGATACCTATAAGACATACCTCTGCGTTTGCTCTTGTATATGCACCCATACCCCAAAAAAGGGAATTTGATTTTTTGTTTTGCTTTACCCATACAAAAGCTGCGGTTTTATATATAAATCCCCAAGCTTCAAGCACTTTTAAGGCATAAGCGATTTTCGGAAAAGTCGCCCACATAAAGCACACCGCTACATCTGTCTTTATCTTCTCGATTGGTAAACTGCAAATATCATCCAAACTCATCGTTTTGTAGTGGTGCTTTGCAAGCCCTCTCGCGCCTTTGTCTGAACCGGACTCTCTATACTCCCAAGGCGGGTCAACATAGATAATGCCGTACTTTTTATCAGTGTTAAAAATATCCACGACCATTGACACACCTTACCTTCCCTTGCTATAATAAACACGGTTATTTTTTCTATTGCCCTTTGTCGGTGTTCCAGCACCAACAGGGCTTTTTCTTTTTTTACTCAAAAGATGATGGACTACTGCCAGTAAGGCTATACCTGCGATACACACAGCTTGTCCTATGAAAAAACCCGCTGTATCAAGTCTACCTTGTTCAAAGCTCCCGACTACACCTAACGCTGATATAGTCAAAGCAAAGGTTAGTCCTATCGTCACCCAGTCAATTACTTTTCTCATTTAGTCACTTCCTTTGATACTGGCACAGAGCACTGCTCAATCTTTTTCTTTATATACTCTTCGACATTACCGCCAGATAAAATTTGTAAAAAAGCCTCTGCATAGCTTATGTTTTTTACGATTGTCACCTTTGTTTCTCTGCCCTTTATTTCATACATGCAACCACCTCCTTTTGTGATTATTTTTCACCTTTACTTGATATTTGACATCTACCCATTAGCAGTGGCAAAGAGTTTTGATTGAAAAATGAAAGTTCACGCCAATAGAAAAACGTTTGTATAGGAAAGGTCGTTACCAATGAGAAAAACATGAAAAAGAATGTTAATATATGAATTTTTTCTTTGCCACTGGTAATAGGTAGACATTTTGTCAAGTTGCCCTCTCTCCCATATAGTAGTAAAATTTACTTGGAAGGGAGGTGTAAATAGTGGATTTTTCAGAGTTTTCTAAGATAAAAGAAACGTCTGGCACTCGCGTGGTAAACGAACATTTGAAATTAGGATGGAAACTTATTTTTGTTGGACAATTTTCCATTGATAATGAATCTTACATTTCGTATACCATTGGATGGCCAGCAGTTAAAGGTGTTCCAGTTGAACCTAAAGAATGTACCAAATAGTATAAAATTTTACCTTTAACAAATCATTCCTAAAACAAAAACAGGATTTTTAGAGTTAGTGGCGAAAATTGTTATCCATTTCCCTGATGATAGCAATTTCGCCATTTCCTGTATGTTGGAAGTTTCGTATACTTGTTTTATACATGAATATAACCGATTAGTCTTCAACTCTCTCATCTCCTTTCTTTTTTAATTTGAAATAAATCGTTCGGGTAGTTTTATAAGTTTGTCATGCTAACCTGTTTTAGTTCTTCTGCACACATATCGTGTAGTTACTCTGCAAAAAAAATATCATGTACTGTTGTATGGTAATATTTCGCTAAACGAATCTTAATTTCATCCCTCGGAGTTCGTTTTCCATTTTCATACATCTGTAATGTCGAATACGAAATATTATTATCACGAGCTACCTCTGTTCGGCTTTTAGTACCACGTAACTTTATTAATCTTTCTCCTGATATTGACGGATTAATCATTTTCTCACCTTCCTTCAAAAATCATTCTACACATTTCGTGTGATTTAATATTAGCACATAAAAAATCGCTTGTCAACACTTTTCGTGTGATTTTTCTCTTTACTTTTGACACATTACGTGTTACAATGTACTTGTAAGAATAACAAAAGGAGGAAAGTCATATGGCTTTTGGGGATATATTGAAAGAATTAAGAATTGAAAAACATCTAACTCAATCACAATTAGCGAAATGTTTTGAGATATCCGCAAGTACAATAGGGATGTATGAACAGAATAGACGAGAGCCGGACTTTGAAACATTAGAAGCCATAGCAGACTTTTTTAATGTTGATATGGACTATTTAACTGGTAGAAGTGCTGTTAAAAATAAATACAGAGACTTAAATAAAATTCCAGAAGGCTTTTCTCCACCCCCAGAAATGGTTTTAAAGCCGTTAGTAGGAAAAATTGCATGTGGCACGCCTATTTTAGCAGAACAAAATATTGAGGACTATGTAAACGTTCCCAAAGATGTGAAATGCGATTTTCTTTTAACTTGTGACGGAGATAGTATGATTGATGCTGGTATACGTTCTGGGGATGTAGTTTACCTGATAAAACAACCTGATATTGATTATAACGGGCAAATAGCGGCTGTTAGAGTGGACGGAGAAGCCACACTAAAGAAAGTATTCAAATATCAAGACAAAGTTGTTCTACAGCCTGCTAACGCAAATTATGAGCCATTAGTATACATTAAAGAAGAAATAAATAATTTAGTTATTGAAGGTATTGCTACTGGTTTTACTCATAAATTCATCAATTAAAAAAAGAAGGAATCCTATTATTATGGTTAAGAGAGAATATAAAGGAAATAGTTTGACTGAGTTGTCCGATAACTATGTTGTTATTGATATTGAAACCACTGGTTTTGATTCTGAGTATGACGAAGTTATTGAATTGGGAGCAATCCGTGTAGTGAATGGTGCTGTTACTGATGAATTCCAATCTCTTGTTATGCCAGTTGAACCACTTGATGACTTTATCATAAATTTAACAGGAATAACCAATGATATGCTATCAACAGCTCCAACTCTTGAAAAGATTTTACCAAAATTTTTAAGTTTTATCGGGAATTCTATCATAGTTGGGCATAATGTTAACTTTGATATTAATTTTATTTACGATAAATCAATTCTTTTAGGATATTGTCTAAAAAATGATTTTATAGATACTTTAAGATTTAGCAGAAAAATCTTTAATGATTTTGATAATCATAGGTTAAGCTACTTAAAAAAACAGCTTGATATATCTATCAATGAAAATCACCGTACAATTTCTGATTGTTATGCTACATATAATCTTTTTAATAAAATTAAAGAGTATATAAACGATAATCATATAGATACCTTGAATTTATTTAAAAAGAAAAAAGGTACAGCCTTCTCCTTTAAAGATATAAAGCCAACCACAGAAATATTTGACGAATCTCATCCGATATATGGTAAATTGTGCGTATTTACTGGAACACTATGTAAATTTTCAAGAAAAGAGGCAATGCAGGTTGTTATTAACTTGGGTGGAAAAATAAATAATAATGTCACCAAAGATACGAATTATTTAATTTTAGGAGTTACTGATTATCGAAAAGTAAAAAACGGAAAAAGCTCTAAATATTTAAAGGCTGAAAAATACATATTAGAAGGATTTGACCTAAGAATTATTTCTGAAAATGTATTTTATGACATGATTGAATAAAAATAAAAAAACGCCCCTACCCTGCACCAACAGGATAGAGGCAATGCCTATAGTATATACAGACAAAACAACACAAAAGTATTATACCTGTATATCCTATAAATTTCAATACTTATAGGAGATTTTTTTATGAGCATTAAAGCAGTAAGCTATTGCAGATATAGCACAGACAACCAAACAGAAAATAGTATCATGTATCAAATGTCCGCAGCAGAGGAATACTGCAAAAAACACGGCATGGTTTTGATTGATGTGTACTCTGATGAAGCTAAAACAGGCACCAATACAAACCGTGAGGGATTACAAAGACTGATAAAAGACTGTGATACCTCAAAATTCGATGCAATTATTATATATGACCAATCGAGATTGAGCAGAAACATCGCAGATTGGTTTGAGTTGAGGCAGCTATTTTCATCTAAAGGAAAGCAACTTTACTCATGCAATGAACAGCTCAGCAGCGACTATCTTAACTCAAATGCTTTTTTAAGTGAAGGCATCCATGCTCTTTTTGCACAAAACCACGTCATCGAGACACGCAGAAAAACATTGGACGGTGTGAAGTCAAAAGCAAAGCAAGCGGGTTTTTGTGGGGGAACTCCTCCCCTCGGCTATGATATCGTTAATGGTGAATATGTCATAAACGAAAAAGAAGCCCCCGCAATCCGCAAAATGTTTGAAATGTATGCTTTGGGTAAATCTTACGATGATATTATGCAGGTACTTTATAGAGAAGGTTACCGCAGTAAGCGCGGGAACAAAATCAGTTCTAATGCTATTTATTACCTCTTGAGAAACGAAAGATATGTTGGTACATACTACTGGAACAAGTATCAGTATACTGTAATGCGTAAACGTATTACACGCAAAGAGAATCCCGAAATCGTCCGCATAGAAAACGCAATCCCACCGATTATTGATAAGGAGACTTGGACTATGGTACAGGAACAATTAAGCAAAAATAAAGGAGCTTCCACACGCACAAAAAGACAGTATCTATTATCAGGATTAATAAAATGTGGATATTGTGGAGGTACGTATACCGGATTTGCAAGTAAAAATCGTAGAAGTGGAGAAGAAACTATTTATTATACCTGTTCCACAAAAGAACGCTTGAAGACCTGTAAGGCTAAAAATGTCCGTGGTGATGAAATCGAATCTTTTGTGTACTACACTCTAAAAAACAGAATATTTAATCAGGATTTGGCGGAGCAAGTAGCCGATATGATTATAAGCCAAAGTAAAGACATAGTAACATTTGATGCAGCTTCCGTTAAGCGTGAAATATCCAAAAAGAAACAAGCTATAAATAATCTGTTTCAAGCCATAGAGAACGGTTTGAACGCCGAAATAACGACTGATAGGATAAACACATTACAAGATGAAATAAAGGCATTAGAACTAAGCCTAGAGCAAAATGAAAGGCAAAATGACACTGTTATAGACAGGGAAAAGCTGATTCAAAGCTTACTAGAGGATGCAAAGAAAATTGACCTTGATTTTGAGCATCGTCGCGCTATCATTCGCAAGTATGTAGTAAAAATAGAAATCACCGATGACACTGTAAATTTACACTGCATCGGTGATTCCGGTACGACTGGAGGTGCCACCCAGATTTGAACTGGGGAATAAAGGTTTTGCAGACCTTGGCCTTACCGCTTGGCTATGGCACCATCTCTAAGTTCAGTATATGCTGAACTTATTGATAAAATGACGCTTTATTTAAAAAATTTTAAATAAGCGTCATTTTGATTCATATGGAGCGGATGACGAGGCTCGAACTCGCTACCTCCACCTTGGCAAGGTGGCGCTCTACCAGATGAGCTACATCCGCA